CAGCGGGCTTTAAGGCATGGATGGACTCGATACCCGAACCAATACTGACACTGTTCGGCACTGTGATGCTTGGGTATGTACTTGGCCGCAGCTACGAGAAGGTGAAGGGGGCCGCAAAATGACAATCTACGCAGCCTTCTTCATCTCGGGACTCATCATTGGCGTGATAATTGGCTGGGCGCTGTTTGGGTCAAAGATATGAATTCATTTTCTTTTTCCGTAGTTTTGCCTTATAATCCAGACCACAGGCGCATGCTGAATCAGCAGCTTTACTCAACGGAGCAGCAATGGCCTATGTGATGTCTTTTTCCTCCCTACAAGAGGACGCTCGCCGATACCTGGAAAGGGGCTTCACCGCTGAGAGTGACCCGCTTGTCTATGAGCAATTGCCCCGGCTGATTAACTTCGCTGAGCGCCGGATTTCCCGCGAGCTTAAAATCCAAGGCTTCATCCGAGTAATGACAGCGCCTTTGGTACTTGGCACGGCTGTTTATTTGAAGCCTGACCGCTGGCGCGAGACCATCTCCATGACGCTGGCGGGCAAGCCCATATTCCCTAGATCTGTGGAATATGTGCGGTCATATTGGCCAACTCAATCGGCTACAGGCGAGACGGAATTCTATGCGGACTACGACTATTCTAACTGGCTCTTTGCACCAACCCCTGATGCGGATGCCACGCTAGAAGTACTCTATTACGAGCTGCCCCCGTTGCTGGATGAAACTAATACCGCGAACTGGCTTACCGCCTACGCTCCTAATGTACTGCTTTATGCCACCTTGCTGGAATGCACCCCTTTCCTGAAGAACGATGAACGCATAGCCACTTGGCAAGCGATGTATGACCGCGCGGCACAGGCACTCAATGGCGAAGACCTAAAGCGCATCATGGACCGCAGTACCTCGCGGCAAGGAGCTTAAATGACCACTTATACAGATGCTTTTGGCGGATCGACCATATACCCGTCCGAGGTGACTTACCGGGCTGTGGCCCTAGCAGCAGACGTCACACTTCATTGGCCTGAGGAAACTTCAGCATCCGGTGACTTCGTGACCAAGATAATGGATGTGACGCCAAGCGCTGGCAGCTTGGTTATGACAATGCCACTGGCCACTGGCACTAGCAATGGCAATACGGTATTATTTAACAACGTAGGCGCCTTTAACTTCATTGTCAAGGACTCTGCTGGCGTACAGCTTATCTCCATAGCGGCAGGTAGTGTTTGGCAACTTTATCTAACCAATAATACCACAGACGCCGGCACATGGAAAGCGCTACAGTACGGCGCAGCGACTAGCTCCGCCAACGCCTCTGCATTGGCAGGCACCGGCATTGAGGCTGTTGGCACACTTCTAAGCCAGTCAGTGCCGGTGACCTCTTTCAGCATCAGCTATGCCGCATCGGCGGCTGACCGGGCTAAGATGTTCGTATTCACCGGCGCAGGTGGGCAAACCCTAACCTTGCCAGCCGCGGCTACAGTTGGCAACAACTGGTTCATGCTGCTTCGCAACTCAGGTTCTGATGCCGTAACTGTTGACCCCTCAGGCGGACCTACAATTGATGGCAGTGCAACACTGTCAATGCAGCCAACTGAATCGGCCATTATTGTCTGTGATGGTACAAATTACTACACTGTTGGGTTTGGTCAAACAAGTACCTTTGCGTTCGACTACACCACCATTGCTGTGGCGGGCGCCGTAGGCAACTACACCCTTGCCGGCGCTGAGTTGAACCGAATTGCCTATGCCTTTTCAGGAGCGCTCACTGGGGACAGGGGCGTCATCGTCCCAGCTACGGTTCAACAATACTGGGTTAGCAATAATACCACGGGGTCTTACACATTCACTGTTAGGACAGCGGCTGGTACGGGAGTCATAGTAGCTACTGGCGCAAAAGCAATACTCTATTGTGATGGCGTTAATGTGGTAGACGCTGACACCGCTGGAATTGGGTTGCCAGTTACTATAGCTCAAGGCGGCACCGGTGCAATAACGGCTGGTGCTGCACTTATCAACCTTGGAGGCACTTCTGTAGGCACGGCTCTATTCACAGCCGCCACCGCTGCTGCAGCCTATGCTGCACTTGGAGTTGCACCTGCTGGTGTTGTTGATGGCGGAACATTCTAATGGTTACCGCCCGTAACCACACTCGAGGTATTGTGTAATGCCCGCAAGCACTGTAGTCCTCCGCTCCCAGCCGGGAATTAAGCGCGACGGCACCAAGTATGACGGTGACTTTTACACTGACGGCCAATGGGTGCGGTTTCAGCGTGGACTGCCTAGGAAGATTGGCGGATACCGTTCTATTACCAAATACTTGACCGAGATTAGCCGGGGATTGGCTGCATTCACATCAATGGATATTGCTTATGCCCACAGCGGCTCTGCCACATTGCTCCAGCGGTTCACCATTGACACAACGCTCAACAGCTCCATAATGACCGATCGAACGCCGACAGCTATAGCAGCCATTGGTACTCTGACACTGGCGACTGGAGGCGCAGGATCGGTAGATTCTGTAACTGTGAATGGTGTGACGATTACTTCAGGATCTGTGGCTTTCAATGTCAGCTTGGGCCAAACAGCAACGGATGTTGCTTCAAATATAACAGCTCATACTTCCGTGCCGAACTACACTGCAGCTGCTGTTGGAACCACAATAACTATCACTGCGGTGACTGCGAATGTAGATACCAATGGGTATGTGGTTGCTGCCACACTGACCACAATTACTGTTACGGCCACTCCAATGGCTGGCGGCAATACGGCGCTAATCCCTTCGGCGAACAACCAATGGATGTTCGACTATATGTACGACCCGACGAGTGCGGTCAATTCAGTCATAGCAAATGTAGCCCCTAATGGTGATTGTAGTTGTAATAATGAAGGCGGTCAGATATTCTATGGAAATTTAGAGGGTACTGATAGGCTTGTGAATATAAAAATCCCATCCACCGTCAATGCTACAGGAGGTATGGTAATTTTGCACCCATACCTTTTCTACTATGGCTCAGATGGGGTTATCGGCTGGTCAATTCCAGGTGACCCAACAGATCTTTCCGGCACGGGCTCAGGCTCTGCCCGTGTATGGGGCCAGAAAATTATCAAAGGCCTGCCACTAAGGGCCGGATCTGGCAGTGCGCCGGCTGGACTCTTCTGGGCGAATGACGCTGTTATCCGTTCAACATTTGTCGGAGGTGCGGCCATTTTCAACTTCGACGTTGTGGCCTCTGATACCTCCATAATGTCTGCTGCTTGCGTTGTAGATTTCGATGGAGTATTCTACTGGGCCGGGGTTGACCGCTTCCTGATGTTCAACGGCGTTGTTCGTGAAGTTCCTAACCCAATGAATCTTAACTGGTTCTTTGATAGCATCAATGAGCAGCAGCGAACCAAAGTATTTGCCTTCAAGGTCGCCAGATTTGGAGAGATTTGGTGGTGTTATCCGCGTGGTACAGCTACTGAGTGCACTCATGCCGTGATCTACAATGTGCGTGAGAATGCCTGGTATGACACGAAGCTGCCAAACTCAGGCCGTAGTGCTGGTGTATTTGGCAATTTATTCGCCCGGCCCTTATTGACAGGGGTTGATGTTGAGCCGGAGGGCTATAAAGTTTGGATTCATGAAAGTGGCGTTGACTCCATCTCTGGTCAAACGGCCTTGCCTGTGGAAAGTTACTTCGAAACTGCAGACATATCAGCTGTTGCAAAAGGCAACAACAGCGCCTTGCGAATCACGCAGATTGAGCCTGACTTCATTCAGTCCGGGGATATGACCGTCCAGATAACAGGCCGTGCTAACGCTCGCGCTCCTGAGGTGTACTCCACGCTATTCACCTTTCCAGATAGCGCAACACTGTCTTATCAGCAAATTGTGATGCTCAAAGAGCAAAGGCGTGAACTGCGTGCTAAATTTACCTCTAACACGATAGGCGGCAACTATGAAATGGGGCAAGTCATTGCCCACATTGATACCGCAGATCATAGGAGTTTGGCATGAGTGGCTTTATTACTCGTCCTACAGGACTGGACGTCACGGATTGGACGGCGCAGATTGTGCTGGATCTAGATGGCTTTGGTGCTATTGGCAGACTCACAGCACCTGAGTTGTGGCAGGATTGGGCAGCGCAGCTTTTGAATACGGCTACTTTGGGGCGCGCATTACCCGACCCTTATGGATTTGATAATTGGCAAGAATGGGCAGAAAGACTTTGCGGAGCACTAGCATGAACATGAACAGACAACAAATAATGGAAGCAGCACAGAAGCTGCCACAATACCGCCAAGTGGTTCAGTTGCTTCAGCAGCAGTCAGCGCAGATGCCGCTAACAGCAGAGGCGCTGAGCCAGATGATTCGCATGCTGGAAGGGGCGCTGAAGAATCCGGAGAAATATGCTGAGATTCGTGCAGCAGCTATCCAGGACGGGATTGTGGACGCTGAGGACATGCCGGAGCAATACAACCCAATTTTGCTCATATCATTGCTGGCAGCATTCTACGGACTAGAAGATGCGGAGAAGGCCAAGGGCTTTGCCCGCGGGGGTCTAGCGACGGCTTCTAACATGGGTAGAGGCGGCGATACAATGTTAGCCCATATCAACCCAGTGGAGGCCATGCGACTCCGCCAGATGGGAGGTTCTGGGGCTATCAACCCTGAGACAGGGTTGCCGGAGTATGGGTTTCTGAAGAATTTGTTTAAGGTTGCCCTGCCATTTATTATCAACTATTTTGTACCAGGACTGGGAACAGCTTTTGGCGCAGCCGCTGGTTCAACAGCTGCAGCCATGACATCGGCGGCTATTACCGGTGGTCTTACTTCAGGACTTACCGGGGGATCCGTACTCAAAGGTGCAGTCACCGGGGCCGTTATGGGTGGAGCCGGTGACTGGGCTGGCAGTGCCATTGGCAGTCAATTCCCAAGTCTAAGCCCACAAATGGCTGGCTATGCTGGAAACGCCTTAGCTGGAGGGGTGGCGGGGGCAGCTAGCGGCCAGGGGTTCGGGCGAGGCGCGGTAATGGGCGCTGCGGGCAAATACCTTGGCAATCAGATTTCAGGCATGGGCACAAACATGGAGCCTGGCGCCTGGCGCACAGGTGTTGAGACAGCTGGGCAGAACATTGGTAGGGGGTTGACAGCTGGCATGGACCCTAGGGCTGCGATTGTTGGAGGCGGATTGTCTGCGCTACTAACCGGCGCATTCCCCAAACCGGGCCAAACACCAGCTGAGTTGGCGGTGAATGCGCCGGGCACAGCCAACGTAGCAGCTGATGATATTTCCAAAGGCATGAGCGCCGATGAGTTTGCAAAATTTGCAGAGGGCCGGACGCCATCCCCACTAGCCCAAATAGGCAAAGGGTTCAACCTTAGTACTGCACTGCCCCTGCTGGCCTTGGCAGGAATGTCAGGCGCCCCTGCCGAGGTGCAAGCCGCAGTACCTCAAATGTCTCCGGAGCAGAAAGAGTACTTCAACCGTCCCACGGTCAAGCTCGACTGGCAACGGATGGGGCAAGACGCATCCCGCAGCGGGCAGAGCCTCACCGCCTACATGGCCGGTAACTGGCCAGCTGTAAGTTCTGGCCGGTACAACGTGCCGGGCATGGCGAGGGGCGGGGCGTTGAATCAAATTGCCCAGATGCAAGGTGAAATTCAAGGAGACGGTGATGGCCGCGATGACACGGTGGAGGCGAGGCTGTCTGACGGGGAGTATGTTTTTGACGCGGAGACGGTGGCATTGCTCGGTGACGGCTCCACCTCTGCTGGCGCCCTTCGGCTAGACCAGATGAGGTCCGCCATTCGCGCACATAAGGGTAAAGTGCTTGCTAAGGGTAAAATAAGCCCGGACGCCTTGTCACCACTTGCGTATCTGAAAGGAGTAAAGTAAAATGGGTTTATTTCAAGGCACTGCCAATAACCAATCTGCGTACGTCACCAAGACGGACGAGACGCCCAAGTGGATGCAGGACGCGATCTACAACCAGATCCAGACTGCCACAAACATAGGCAACATCCCTTACCAGGACTACAACCTGCCGACGGTGGCAGAGTTGGGCCCACTCCAACAGCAAGCCTATGAGCAGATCCAAGGCCAGCAAGGAGCATGGAAATCCGGTATGACCGGGGCTCAAACAGGAATGCAGGCAGCTTTGAATGCACCTGGCGGAACGGCTGCTGCGTCGGGGGCTTTGGGGTCTCAGCAAGGTGCCTTGGCCGGCATGAACTACGGGCAAGCTGCAGGTACACTTAGCCCCTATGTGAGCCAATCGCTGGGTATGAGTGGCGTCAACGCGGCTCAGCCCTATATGGGGCAATCTTCTGGTTGGAACACTCAAGCTGCTGATGCTCAAACAGCTCCTGGATTTCAGACCGCTCAGAATCAATATCTTAACCGAGGCGCAGGTGGTCAAGGATATTGGGATCAAGCTGGCGCCACTAACGCGCAAAGCATATCTGAGCGCGCCATGGCGGCTGCCAACCCCTATCTCCAAGCCGCGGGGCAAAGTGCAGCTGGCGGAATACAGGATTACATGAATCCATACACCTCCGGTGTAACTGACCGAATTGCTCAACTTGGTGCGCGTAATCTAGGCGAAAATTTGCTGCCGCAGGTCAGTGACCAATTCATCCGTGCAGGCCAGTTCGGCGGATCTCGGATGGGCGAATTTGGAGCAAGGGCCCTCCGGGACACTCAAGAGTCCGTGCTCGGTCAACAGGCACAGGCCTTACAGCAAGGGTATGGCCAGGCTTTAGGCGCGTCACAAGCCGATCTGGCGCGTCAGGCACAACTTGCAGGCACGGCTGGCGGTATCGCCGGTGCTGATTTGTCTAGAGTGCAGCAAGGCGCGGCTCAATATGGCAATCTTGGCAGTATGCAAACTCAGGCAGGCCAGGCGCAACAGCAGTTCGGCCTGAGCGCAGCAGGGGCTGCACAGCAAGCACAGGCGCAGGATTATTCGCGCATGCTTCAGGCTTCTCAGCAGCAAGCAGGTATTGGCTCCCAGATGGGCGCGCTGACACAGGCTCAGCAACAGGCCATTTTGCAAGGTGGCAATATGCTCTCTCAGGCTCAAAGCCAAGCGCTTGGCCAGCAACTGCAAGGCGCAAGCCAGTACGGTCAGATGGCTCAGACACAAGGCGCGCTGACCAATCAAGACCTGCAGCGCCAGTTGGCTGGCTATCAGCAAATGGCAGACCTCACCAAGCAGCAGCAGGGCATGGGCCTATCCGATTCAGCGGCATTGGAAGCTGCGGGCAGGGCGCAGCAGGGCCAAGAGCAGGCACAACTGGATGCTGCGTACAGACAGTCACAAGCTCCGCAGGACTATATGCGCAACCAGGCGGATTGGATGAGCACGCAGATCCGGGGCATGGCACCTTCTGTGCCGGTGTTCTCCACCCAGCAGTCTGGAGGCACGGGCCAAACTTACAGCCCTTCCGGGCTTGCTCAGCTGGCCTCAGCGTACACGGTTGGCCAAGGTATCAACAAACTAGGCTAAGGAGAAAAAAATGGGTTACGAACTTGACAGACTGACGCGCCATTATGGCATCCCGAACGCCTTGAGTTCCTATGGCGGGTTTATAGCACCCACGGGGGCGACGGCTGAACAGGCCGCCGCAGAGGCCACTGATCGCGCAGCCTACAAAACCTACACAGACCAGGTATTGGCGCGCATAGGGGCTACCCCTCAGTATGAAAAAAGGCAGTACAACAAAAATGCGCTAGCTAACTACTGGGCAACGGTGCTCCAGGCTCCTACTTACAGTGATGCCCCTGCAACGGTAGCCCCGCCTCCTGTAGCAGCCCCGCCTATCCCAGGAGTGCCTGTTCCAGGTAGCGACTATTCCGGAAGCGGAGGAGGTGGATACGGATATGATGCGGGTACACCTAGCTATGACGGCCCCGGCTTTATGAGCAGTGTTGCTAACGGTCTTGGCTGGGCAGTTGACGCTCTAGATGCTTACGGGTATGGCAAAAATCCGCCTGGTTATCAGGCGCCGGTAGAGGATAGAATGACGGGCGAGACTATTGCTGCTAATGATGCGTTGTCAAGCTTTCTTACGGCGAATGATAACTTTGGTACAAGCGCGCCTAGTTACGACAACCCCTATGGTGGAGATGTAGGCTCTACTCCTGCGGGATACGACAACCCTCTTGGCGGCGACGTGGGGCCTGCTGGCCCAGTAACTGGACCCACCGAGTCGCTTAGCACCAGGGGCTTTACCCCTAGCCCTCTTCAGGACATGGCTTATGATTACGGAATCACTGATCCGGCATCTACTGGAGGGGTTACTATCGGT